AAAATCAGATATTAAAACACATGCATATAATTACGTAGTTAAACCAACAAATGAACATATAATCGTACCTGTTATATTAACAGCACATAATGCAAAAACATTGGTTTTGCCTGAAAGGCACTATGCTGATTTACGATTAATGAATTTTATATACCCAAAAAGTAAACCTATATTTACACCAAGGGGGAGGAAATAAGAAAATGGCAGATGACATTCCAGATTTTATGCGTGAATTTGATACTAACATTGATTATGGTTTTACTCCAGTTGCAGCTAAACCAGCAGAAGATACAGGTGATAGTGCTAATTTAGAAGTAGCGAAGGTAAAATCAGATGTAAAAGATATCAAATTAATGATGAATGAAATTATGCAAATTGTTGAAGAAAAGGGATCTATTCAAAAAGAACTAGATGATTCAGATGTGAAGGGCAGATTTAAAGAAATTGAAAAGATTGTACTACCATTTCTTTATAATCTATCAAAATCTAATGAACCTTATATACATTGGCCTAATAGAGGTCCAATTATTAAGGCACAAATGGATAAACTATTACAATTAACAAGAGGAAAATAAATGCGATTAAGCAAAAACTTTACGCTGAAAGAGCTAATTAAAAGTGAAACAGCCACACGTAAAGGTATCAATAATAATCCGAACGAGGATCATATTGAGAATTTACAAAAATTATGTGATAATGTTTTACAGCCAGTTAGAGACCATTTTGGCAAAGTTGTTTCTATATCGAGTGGATATAGATCAAGTGAATTGTGCGTTGCAATAGGGTCAAGTGCATCATCACAACATGCAAGTGGCCAAGCCGCTGATTTTGAAATATATGAAGTTTCAAATAAAGTATTGGCTGATTGGATACATGATAATTTAAATTTTGATCAACTAATATTAGAATATTGGAAAATGGATGAGCCTAACTCTGGTTGGATCCATTGTTCATATAAAAATGAAGATGATAATAGAAAAGAATATTTAAGAGCAGAAAGAAAAGATGGTGGTGGGGTTAGTTATATGAAAGAATATACTAAAAAAGACGGCCCTACTAAAGATGATGTTAATAATTCATTAATGGAATGAAGGAGTGTTTGACATAAGCAGATTTTTATGTTATACTTAATTATAAAACTTAGGAAGGTATATTATGGCATTTAATTATGTAAAGATAGATGAATCAGTATTACCTAAAGGTTTAGGTGTGAAGGGAAAAAATCAAAACGGTATAAGATTTTATACCATTGATGGCGTTAATATGCCTTCCGTTACTTCTATATTAGGTTCTATTCCAGAACGTAAAGCAAAAATACAAGATTGGAGAGATAGTGTTGGTGAAGCTATGGCTAATTATATCTCACGTACATCCATAAATCGTGGTAAAACAATGCATACGCTTGTTGAAAACCATTTAAGGGGTGATGATAAGAAATCCATTGGCATTACCAAAGTAACACCATTAGGATTATTTAGAATAATAAAACCATATTTAGCTAGAATAGACAATATACATTGTATTGAAGAATTTTTATATTCAAAAGAAATAGGTGTTGCAGGTCAAGTTGATTGTGTTGGTGAATACAAAGGTAAATTATCTGTAATAGATTTTAAATCATCTACAAAACAAAGAGATAAGGATTATAACTACAGTAATTTTCTACAAACAGCTGCTTATGCTAAAATGTTTGAAGAACTTTATCCTAATAAGAAAATAGAGCAAACAATTGTTTTAGCTTCTTGTGAAGATGGTTATGTTCAAGAGTGGATACATACTGAAAGCGACATAAAGAAACACCAAGAGTTATTCTATAAGCACACGACAGATTTTTTAAATTTACATAGCAAAACTTTAGTAAAAGCTAAATAATTTATATAAATAATAGTGTTATGTTTAAGAGATTTATACTAGCGGTTATCGCTTTATTACTTTCAATTAACATTTCATTTGCCGACGGAGAAGCGCTTAAAAGATATCCATTATACAAATCAATGGGACCTATGTATTGTGGTCCATTACTTCAAGTAAATGAAATGCTAAAGACCGAAGGGTTTGAAGTTTTTGCTTTAGGCTTTGGTAGGACTGCATCTAATAGGGATGGAGTGCTTGTTTATGCTGTTTTATTATACAAGCATAAAGGTAATAAAAATAATGTAGTGATGACAATTGAAACACCTCAGCAAATAGAAAAATGTGTTTTACATAACTTGTGGGATTTTACTTTATGGGATGGCAAGGGAGAATATCCAGACCCAGCTAAACCAACCGAACAAAAATATATTAAACCAGGTGGTACACCAATATCACTATCAAGATCACTATCAAGGAATTTTATGTTGAAGGTTAGAGAATAACCAATAGGGACGTGGGGGCAGTACCCACCTACTCCACCATCTTAAACACATATTTTGATGTGTGCTTTAGGGGGTAGAACTAGGATCGACCGTTGTTAAAACTAACTGGAGTAAAATAGTAGGGTGCTACTTTAAAGGCCATTTTTAAACGCTAACGAAAGTTATGCTATGGCTGCCTAGTTAGGCAGACGGAGTGTGGTCCCGACTTGGCAACAGAAACGGGACTATTGACTTTTTACAATCATATGTTATAATATGCTATATGTTAATGAATAGTAAAAGATTTGCATTAGAGATTGAAGAAATAGTAAAATCTAAAAAAATTTCCTATATGGATGCTGTAGTATTATATTGTGAAGACAATGATATAGACACAGGCACAATATCATCATTAATAAATAAATCACTTAAAGAAAAAATACAAATGGAGGCTGAAAAGCTGAACTTGGTTGAAAAATCAGGTACGGCTATATTACCTGTATGATAGAAAAAATAAAAGATTGGACAATTATTTTCATTAAAAAACATATCGGCAAAGGATCCCATAGGTGGGCATTTTGGCTGGAAGGTATATTAATAGGAGTATTGATATATCATTTTTGGATAAAATTATGATAAGAGTTGATATGATAGATGTAATGGGTTCAGACTTATCGGTAGTTAATGCTGCCAGAGTATCCTATGCAAAAACTAAAGAACAATTTGAAGATAAAGATAAAAAATTAATAGCATTTTTAGCTAAACATAATCATTGGTCACCATTTGCTCATGCCTCATTATCATTTAGAATTAAAGCTCCTGTATTTGTTGCAAGACAATTAGTTAAACATCAAGTAGGATTAAGTTGGAATGAAGTTAGTAGGCGTTATGTATCATATGAGCCTGAATTATATAAGATAGATGAATGGAGAGGTAAACCTGTTAATTCAAAACAAGGATCAGCAGGTGCAGTTGAATTGGATGTAACGTTAAAACATGTTTATGAAACTGTTATGGACCAATGTAAGATATTATATAGTGCATTGATAGGTAAAGGCATTGCACCTGAACAAGCAAGGTCAGTACTACCACAATCAATGATGACTGAATGGTTGTGGTCAGGTACGTTGTATGCGTTTGCTCGTGTATGTAATTTAAGATGTAAGTCAGATGTACAAAAAGAAACAAGAAAGGTTGCAGAACAAATTGATTATCATTGTAGTCAGTATTTTCCAATTAGTTGGCCTGCGTTAAGATTAAAGAGTGGGAATGACTAGTTTTGAAGCTTATAAATTATATTTAGCAATTAAACTACATTTTACTACTGATAATTATGATTATTTTAAATACAATGCTAGAGTTAATTCTTCTTTAAATAGTTTTTTAAAGAGAAATGATAGATTTTTCTTTCATAAGTTAGCAACTAAATATAATAATGATGAATTGATTTATTATTTTGTATCTAATTTTGCGTCAGGATCAAAGAAGTGGATAGGTGATTTGGTAAGGACAAATGGTGAACTTGTATATAGAGAGTGGAAAAAATATAATGAGAGCTTTACGTACAATTTTAGAAGCGATTGTAATATTATTAATAACAACCTTGACAGGAATAATATTTCTTTTAATGCTATGTTCAATGTATCTAATGGACAGCATCCAAAGTTGTTACGATTATATCTTTCAAAAAGACTTGGGACAGAAACAATGGTCGCCCTTGATAAAATTTTATCGTTTGTTAAAAATTGGGATAAAGAAATTAAAGAAATGGTTGTATGGCCTGATATCTCAAAAAAATTAAAAAAGTATAAACCATTTGTTAGATTTAATGTAACAAAATGTAAATTTATTATGAAAGAAGTTTTTACAAATCAAAATGCTTGATGAATTTGGATCACAAACTTTAGAAGAACAAAAAGCAGAATTAGAAGAATCTATGAAGTCTTCCAGACGACAAGAATATGTTAGAAAAGAAATGGACAAAATTAGAGCAGAAGGTTGGAAAGAAGAGTCTACTACAGATACCCATAAAATAATTTATGAAGCAGAAAAAAGAGTTGCTGAAGAAGCAAAAGATAATGCAGTAGGCAAAAGAATTAAAGCTAAAGATTTATCAGAACCTTTAAAAGATTTATTAAAGGAAAAGTATAATTCAGGAGAAGTATGAAAGAAACAGTTATAATTCCAGAAAGTAATAAGATAGGTGATAAAGTAATAGACCGCATTTATCAAAATTTGCATAAGACATTAGAACTGGTTAATAAAGATGGAACAACATATACAGGTAAAATTATAAAAAGGACAATTAAATGTGAAGGATATACATCACATGTACATACAACAGCTGATGGCAGATGGTTTAATAGGGCTGGTATGCCAATAGATAAACCAAAGAATTTAATAATAAGGAAGGAACAGGAAGATGGTTAGTGGTGTACTTCAAGAAAAACTTAAAAAGAAATATGATGCTGGATTTACAACCAATGTTGAATCAGTAACATTACCACCAGGCCTTGATGAAAGTACAATAAAGCAGATTTCAAAAATTAAAAAAGAGCCTAAATGGTTATTTGAATTTAGATTAAAAGCATATCGTAGATGGAAAATGCTTAAACAACCAGATTGGGCAAATCTTGATATTAATCCAATAGACTATCAAGCAATATCATATTATTCAGCACCCAAGGCAGGTCCTAAATCATATGATGATGTTGATCCAGAAATTAAAAAAGACTTTGAAAGATTAGGAATACCATTAGCTGAAAGGGCTGGACTTGCAGGTGTGGCAGTTGATGCTGTATTTGATTCTGTATCAGTTGCAACTACATTTAAAAGTAAATTAGCAGAATTAGGAATTATATTTTGTCCATTTTCAGAAGCAGTACAAACTCATCCTGAACTTGTAAAAAAATATATGGGATCTGTTATACCTATTAACGATCATTCATTTGCCGCTTTAAATTCTGCTGTATTTACAGATGGTTCATTTATATATGTACCACCAGGAATAAGATGTCCTATGGAGTTATCTACATATTTTAGAATCAATGCGGCTAACACAGGACAGTTTGAAAGAACTTTAATTATAGCAGACAAAGGCAGTTATGTAAGTTACCTTGAAGGGTGTACAGCACCAATGCGGGATGAGAATCAATTACACGCTGCTAACGTAGAACTTGTAGCATTAGATGATGCAGAAATAAAATATTCAACAATACAAAATTGGTACCCTGGAGATCCAGTTACAGGTAAGGGTGGCATATACAATTTTGTAACTAAACGTGGAAAATGTAAAGGACGTAATTCTAAAATTACTTGGACACAATTTGAAACTGGTTCTGCTATAACTTGGAAGTATCCATCTTGTTTATTAATGGGTGATAATTCAGTAGGAGAATTTTATTCAGTTGCATTAACAAATGGAAAACAACAGGCCGACACAGGTACTAAAATGATACATATGGGAAAAAATACTAAAAGTACAATTATTTCAAAAGGTATATCTGCAGGACATTCAAAAAATACGTATAGAGGTTTAGTAAAAGTTATGAAGAACGCAGACAATTCAAAAAACTTTACACAATGCGATTCATTAATGCTAGGTAGTCATTGTTCTGCTCATACAGTACCATACGTTGAAAATAGAAATGCATCAAGCAATTGCAGTCATGAAGCGACAACATCTAAATTAGATGATGAACAATTATTTTATGTAATGCAAAGAGGATTAAAAGATGAAGATGCTAGAAACTTAATTGTAGCAGGATTCTGTAAAGAGATATTTCAAAAATTACCAATGGAATTTGCCGTAGAGGCTAATAAATTATTGGAGGTTAGTATGGAGGGAGCAATTGGATAATAACAAGAAAGGAAAAGGAAGATGATTGAAAATGAAACTATATATGAAACAGATAGTAAAGACCGTGATCACCAAACCACATATGAAAATGAAGTGGCTATGTCAAGGTCGGTAACTATACCGTTACATGAATATGAAAAATTAAAAGAACAGCAAAGCACTATAACTGATAAATCTTTAATTGCTATCATAGATAAAATTGAAGAACTAGTGAGAGCTATGATTAAAATGAGGATACAAGATAAAGGTTTAAATGCAGTTGTAGATAAAACTGAGGAATTAGTTAGAGCATTGAGAAAACATATTGTACGAATTGATGTTACTAATGAATGAAAATGAAAAGAGTTTTTTGTATCGGTAATGGAGAGAGTAGAATAGGTTTTGATTTAGCACAACTGAAACCGTATGGGAAAATATATGGGTGCAATGCTCTATATAGAGATTTTCCAGAATTGATAGATGTATTAACAGCAGTTGATGATGGTATCATACATGAGATTTATCGTGATGATTTTGCTTTAAAGAAAAATTGTTATTTTAGAAATTGGACAAAGGTACCAGCTAGT